TCATCACACCGCCGCCGCCGCCGCCAGTGATGAAAATGTTGGTGCTTTATTAATAGATAATGTTAAAGTTGAAATTGGAGGTCAAGAAATTGATAAGCAAACTGGTGCTTGGATGAATACTTGGGCCGAACTTACTGAACCTAACCCTACTGGTGCAGGAGCCAGCACCGACAAGACTCTTTTCCAAAAAATGGCACAAATGGGAGGTGCCGGCGTCCCCACTGCCGGAAGAGCTTTCATTCCTTTACAATTCTGGTTTAACCGTAACCCAGGTCTTGCTCTTCCACTTATTGCTCTTCAATACCACGAAGTCAAGGTAACTGTACAACTAGGAACTGAAGCAAAAATCACCTCGGATGTTGAACTTTGGGCTGACTACATCTACCTTGATACTGATGAACGTCGCCGCTTCGCTCAAGTATCGCACGAATACCTTATTGAGCAAGTACAACACCAAAACTTCTCTGATGGTAAAAACTGTGATCTTACATTCAACCATCCTGTCAAAGAACTTGTATGGACAGGTGCATGGGGTCCCACTACAGATGGTGTATATTCAGCTCTTGTTGCCGGTGGTAAATGGAACTTAAAATTAAATGGCCATGACCGTTTTGCTGAACGTGATGTAAAATACTTTACACGTGCTCAAGTATGGCAACACCATACCGGTCACGGTAGTGTAACTACCGCTGACTCTATTGCGGTATACTCGTTTGCTCTCAAACCCGAAGAACATCAACCCTCTGGTACTTGCAATTTCTCTAGAATTGACAATGCTCAACTTAAATGCTCTGCTCAAAATGCTGCTGTTGATGTTTATGCCGTAAACTACAACGTACTCCGCGTCATGTCGGGTATGGGTGGTCTCGCTTACTCCAACTAGATACTTTTATTATCATACATTATCTTACACAAAAAATCCATACTTTATTTTTTAAATTTTAATAAATTAGTTTAATTTATTAGAAATTATTTTCTTCATATATATTATAAAAAAAAATGGGAGGAGGATTAATGCAACTCGTTGCCTATGGCGCTCAAGATATCTATCTTACTGGTAATCCCCAAATTACCTTTTTCAAAGTTGTCTACCGCAGACACACCAACTTCGCGATGGAATCTGTTGAACAAACTATGAATGGTTCTGCTGCTTATGGAGGAAAAGCAGTAGCTACTGTTTCCAGAAATGGTGACCTTGTAGGAAGAATGTATGTAGAACACAATGTTACTGTACCTGCATCCGATAGCAGTAGTACTGTGGATACTGCCAATAACTATGGACATGCTCTTTTAAGAGAAGTTACATGTGAAATTGGTGGTCAAGAAATTGATAAACAAACTGGACGATGGATGCAAGTTTGGTCTGATTTAACTGAATTTAATCCAACTGCGGCTGTTGCAGAAGCAGATGTAGAAAGTGCGACGAAACATTTTGGTGAAGATGGTGGAACTCTATTCCAAAAAATGACTGGTACAGGAAAAGGAGATGCCGCCGGTACAGCCCTTGAGGCTACTACTAGAATGTTCATTCCTCTTCAATTTTGGTTTAATCGTAATCCAGGACTTGCTCTTCCACTTATTGCTCTTCAATATCATGAAGTTAAAGTTACAGTACAATTTGAAAATCAATCAAAATTAATTCTTGAGAGCGGAGGACAAGCTCTTGAAGATCTTGAGTTTAAATTATGGGCTGATTACATCTATCTCGATACTGATGAACGCAGACGTTTCGCTCAAGTATCGCACGAATATCTCATTGAGCAAGTACAAACTCAAGATTTCTCTATGTCATCTGCAACAAAAGCCAGTCATAATCTTACATTTAATCACCCTGTTAAAGAACTTGTATGGCAAGTAAGTACTGCCGCCAAAAATGGAGATTTAAGTGGGTCAATGCAAGGAGATGATTCTACATTAGCTAGTGGTGTAGCAATGACAGCAGGAACAGTTGGTCTTAAATTAAACGGTCATGACCGTTTTGCTGAACGTGATATAAAATACTTCACACGCGCTCAAGTATGGCAACATCATACAGGAAATCCTGGAACAGTTGCTGATAATTCAGTTGCGGTATACTCATTTGCTCTCAAACCAGAAGAACACCAACCCTCCGGTACTTGTAATTTCTCTAGAATTGATAATGCACAATTAGTTTCTAATATTACTGCATCTGGTGCTGATACTCTCCACGTTTTTGCCGTAAACTACAACGTACTCCGCGTCATGTCGGGCATGGGTGGTCTCGCCTACAGCAACTAGATACTTTTATTATCATTATTTATCTTACAAAAAAATCCATACTTTATTTTTTAAATTTTAATAAATTTATGTTTAATTTATTAGAAATTATTTTCTTCATATATATTATAAAAAAATGGGAGGAGGATTAATGCAACTCGTTGCCTATGGCGCTCAAGATATTTACCTTACAGGTAATCCACAAATTACCTTTTTCAAAGTCGTATACCGCAGACACACCAACTTTGCGATGGAAACTGTCACACAAACTTTCAGTGGAGGTGCTGCGGCAGATAAAACTGTTGTAGCCACTATCTCAAGAAATGGCGATCTTGTAGGAAGAATGTGTGTAACATCAAAAACACCAAGTAAAACTGGTGGTTCTGATCTTGTAAAAAGTGCTGAAGTAGAAATTGGTGGACAAAAAATTGATAAGCAAACTTCTGAATGGATGAAGATTTGGAATGAATTATCTACTCCTGAATCCAAAGCAGTTGGTCTTAAAGCTATGACAGGTGATATTGGAACAACTGGTTCTGATGGTGTTACCACAGTACAAGTTCCTCTTCAATTCTGGTTTAACCGTAATCCAGGACTTGCTCTTCCCTTAATTGCTCTTCAATACCATGAAGTTAAAGTAAAAATTGAGCTTGGTAACGTTGATACAGGTTCTGCTAATGCGGAATTAGATGCTGACTACATCTATCTTGATACAGATGAACGCAGACGTTTCGCCCAAGTATCACATGAATATCTTATTGAACAAGTACAAGAAGAAAATGCTAAGGGTTCGGTTCCCACCAGTACTCTTAACTTTAATCATCCAGTAAAAGAACTTGTATGGACAAATGAAGGTACTAATTATACTGATGCTAAACTTGTTCTTAATGGACATGATCGTTTTGCTGCTCAACCAGCAGAATATTTCCAACTTCGTCAACCAATGAACCACCACACCGCTGTCCCCAAACAAAACTTACCTACTGCAGCTCAATTAAGTTTATTAAGCAGACAAAGTGAAATCGAAACACCTAATGCAACTAGATTTACAGGAGGAGTATTAACAGTAAACGCAACTGTCGCCGACGACGGCGGTCGTATTGACACATCCACCAGTGCCCCCACCGCACTCGTTGTTACTGGTAATGTAGATTACAGCGGAACTGCTGCTACTGCTCTTGTACAAGCCCAAGCAGATTTTTCAGCAGGAAATACTCTTGTATTACAACCAGTATCGGTGGCGGCGGCGACTGATGGAATAGTTGGCAGAATGTATTTTGCAACTGTTTCACGTGATTTAGACTCTACGGATGTCGACACCACCGGAACTAAAACAACTGTTTCTATTCCAATTTCATTACCTACAACAAATGATTCACAAGCTACAGATACAGTTGACACACTCACGGCCGGCTCAACATTCTTACTTTTAAAGGTATCAAACAGTTCATCTGCAGAAGCTCGTACTTCTAAAATGACCAAAAAAATTAATGTCTACTCCTTCGCTCTCAAACCCGAAGAACATCAACCTTCCGGTACTTGCAATTTCTCCAGAATTGACAACGCCCAACTTGTAACAACTGGTACCTCATTAGCCGCAACCGATACAATCTACGCTGTAAACTACAACGTTCTCCGTGTCATGTCTGGTATGGGTGGTCTTGCTTACTCCAACTAAGCAAGAGATAATCTCGCTTACTCCAACTAAGCAAGAGATAATCTCGCTTACTCCAACTAAGAAACAAACAAATTTTAAAAATTTTAAAATATCTAAAAAAATAATTTTTATAAAAAATATATTAAATATATTTTATACCCTCGTCCAAACATTAACTTTATGTTTTCCAGAACCTACTTCTAATGGTTTTACTTTTCTAAATTCATCAGATTTATAAAGGTACCCTAACATGTACCTCCTATTAATTAGTTTACCATTAATTCTAGTACGATTTCTAATATTTCTTAGAGAAAGAGGTTGGCTAAAATCAACCTCTCCTAATTTAGTATTAACAATATCGTGTGTTAGTTCCCTCTTCATGACTATATTAATATCGTAATTATTTCTTAAATAAATTTAAAATACTATTTTTTATTTTATTCTAAAATAATATTTTATAATAATAAATGCTCAATTCATTAATAGTAGAATTCGTAGGTACTTTCATATTTTTAGCAGTAATTCTTGCTACAGGTGAAGCTGTCCCAATTGCTCTTGCTTTAGCAACAGTTATTTATTTAGGAGGTTCTACAAGTGGAGGCCACTTTAATCCAGCAGTTTCTACAATGTTCTTCTTTAAAGGAGATTTAGATATGATGAAACTATTAGGATATGTTTCTGCCCAAGTACTAGGAGGTGCTACAGCTTTAATATTTAATAAAGTTGTTTTAGTTTAAATTTGTTATTTTATCATTATTTTTAGATATAATATAATTATTATAATTTATATCACTCACTAAATTTGTTAATTGTTTTTCATTATTTTCATCATATTCTTTTAATTTGTTTATTTCAACTATGACATAAACAGTAACAGCAAATAATAAAATAAATGCTATTAAATTCATAAATCCTAATACATCTGAACCACCTTTCATTTTTATTTAATTAAATAAATTAAATTTAACTATTTAATATTTATTTAATATTTTTTTCATACTATTATAATTTTCATTTACAATATTTTTTTCTTTATTATTTTCCATTTCATTATTTTGCTGAATGTTATATTTTTCTACAATTTCTAATGCTTTTTGATACTCTTTTGGTTCTATATCAACTTCCTTTAACTTTTTAGGTAAAATACAAAATTTAGATTTATCATTAAATAACCCAGATGAAAATACTATAAATGCTGCGGTTAATATTAAAGATACAACAATATTTCTAGTTGCTATAAAGAATATAGAGAATAATGTGAATCTTCTAATAATTGTAAGTTTTAATAATTGTTCTGTACTTTTACTAATATCTATAATCAGATACTTACTGCCAAGATTAAGCATTAATAGAGCAATGCCTGCTAAATATTTATTACCATTCATCTTATTCATATTATCCAGTAAATTAAATTTCATTTATTTATAATAATAATTTTTATTACTTATTCCTTAATAAATAATATATAATCAAATTCTAAAAATACTAAAAATATGAAGAAAACTATTGCATATTTAATATTAATAGTTGACAGAATATATAATAGTATATATAATACTATTTTAAACATTGGTTCTTCATATAACTCTAATAAAATTTTAGGATAAATAACTTTAAAATCCAATGAATATCTTAATAGTACATATATAGATAATGTTAATAATAATATTTCTAAAATATTATCTTTATTAAATTTCATTTATTTTAATAAATTAAAAAATAAATTCTTAATAAATTTCTAAATTAAATATTTATTGATACTCTATAATAGATGATTGTCTTTTATCTTTGAGTATTACTCCAATTTGAACAAATTGTTCTAAAATAAATATAAGTAATACACCGCTAATAAGATATAAACCAAAATCAAGATAGTTCTTATCTTCTTCATAATCAGGTGTTCCAACTTGATATAATGGTCTTGTTCTTCTTTGATATTCATTTACTTGACCAAGTGTATCTGTTTTAACATCTCTATTTATTCTCATTCTGGGTTCATCATCATCGCTATCATCACTATCATCATCTTTTTCATATCCCATTAAATTATTTCCATTAGTTCTTTCTAATGCTTTAAATTCATGCCCTTTGTAAAGTTTATCAAAATAATCATATTCATCTTCTTCATCAATAAGTACTTTATGTTCTTCTGGTTCTTTTCTATTTTTTTTTGAGTATCTATTATCATTTCCAGTAAATTTTTTACTATATTGATCATAATTAGCATAATTATTAATTCTATCATTACTCATTATTGTATATGGTTCATCGTTTTGTTCAGAATTTTCTTTGTATTGACGAGCATAATAATTACAAAGTGGTTGCTTAAGTTTTTTTTTAGATTTTTTCTTTTTTTTATTAAAATCTTTTCCAAAAACTTCTTCTAATGAAGCCATTTATTAATATTAATATTTAATAATATAAAATTTTTTAAATTTTACCTAAATTTAATTAAATTTAACTTAAATCTAATACAAATTTACCCTTTGTATTTAATTTTTTTATTGTATTTGGGAAAGGGTGTTCAGGTTCATTATAATAATCCATTATATCTTTTTGATAATTCTCATTAATTTTATCTTTTGTTGATTTATCTTTTAATTCCTCAATAGAATTTTGTATTTTAAAATCTTGAATATGTTGTGGTATAGGCATATCATTTGCAGTTTTTTTTAATTTATTAAAATTCTCAGGTCTATTATTAATATAGAAATTTTCATTTACTAAATTCTGATTTAGTGAGGAATATGCATAGTAATTATAAGTTGGTATTTGATTTGGATTATATTGTAATATAGGATTAAATATTCCATTTGATTCTTGTGTTGATACTGGAGAAACAAGTTCTAATTGATTTTTAAAATTAATATTAGTAGAATTACTCATATTATTTTGATCATTTTTTGGGACATAGAAATTATCTTTTTTATATAATTGATTTGATTGTTTTTGTAAATCTTTATAATTATCTACAATTTGTTTTTTATTTTTTTTATATTCTTTTATTTCACGAGGGTCCCAAGAAATATATATTATTTTTGGAAAATAGTATTTAACTAAGAATCCATTATTTCTAAGATGTTTAATTAAATAAGCTGTACAATGATTTAAATTATAAGATGGTAAACCAAAAACAAATTCAGGAACATCATACACAATTTTAAATCTTTCTTTTTGTGAGGTTTGTTTTATTTTATCATGTATTTTATATAAGATATCATTGTAAATTGTATATTTTTTTTCTTTTTTTGTATTGACATCTCTATATAAATCATAAATATTTAATTTAATAGGAGCATTGTTACTCATTTAAAATTATTTAATATTAAAATATATAATATTTCATGTATTCTAATTTAGTATTGTCTGGTGGAGCATTTAGAGGTTTAGGACTGTTAGGTGGAATAAAATATTTAGAAGAACTAAATTTAATTAAATATTTTAAACAATATATTGGAAGCTCCGCAGGAGCAATTATATCGTTTTTATTAATTATTGGATATACATCAACAGATATTAAAGATATTATATATAATGAAATTAATGATATCGTTGATATTGATATAGAAAATCTTGCTTATATTTTAGAAGATTATGGGTTGACTAACACAAATAAAAATAAAGAGATATTAGAAAAATATTTAGAAAAAAAAATAAATCAAAAATCTATAACATTTATAGATTTTACAAAAAAATTTGGAGTTAATTTTATTATTACAGGTACTAATTTAACTAAAAGAAAGTTAGATTTTTTTAATGTAGATGATAATCCTAATATGAATGTAATAGATGCTTTACTTATAACAAGTTGTATTCCTATAGTATATAAACCAATTACTTATAATGATTGTCTTTATATAGATGGAGGAGTATATAATAATTTTCCTTATAAATATTTTGATAATAAATCAAATGATACAATAGGAATTTATGTTAAATCACATTATACAAATAATAATGAAAATTTTATGCAATATATAAATAATATAATATTTTCAGTATTTGATAATATTACTGAATTTTCATTACAGAAAAAAAATTATAATATTTGTTATATTAATTTTGATGATTCCATTGATAATGATATTATAATTACGGAACAATTTAAGATATCTATTAATCTTGATAATGTTGATAAAAATTATAATCATGGTTATAATATTTTTAAAAATTATTTTGATAATATTATAAATAAACAAAAAGATTCTTTACAAAATTCTTAAAATTTATTTTAAATATTTTGTCTTAGCCATAACAAAAAAGAATCTGTGTTTCTGGTTCCATTATATATTTTTCTTCTTCCATTACATTTCTCTAATACTAATGTAGGATAACCTCCACTTTCTTTAATTGATTCAATTCTTTTATCATGTTCTTGTGTATTATTCTTAAAGGCTAGTAATTGTACTTTATCCTTTAATACAGAGTCTTTTTTAATTTTCTTTTGAAATTCTCTTGGTAAACCATTTGTATTCCAAATTTTCTTTAAATCATCGCAATATTTACAACCATCCATATATAAGAAAATAAATTTAGCTTTTCTACAATTATTAAATTGTTCTTTATTATTCTTTTCATATACTAAATATACTACAAGAATTATTAATAATAAAAGTACTATTGTTTTAGAATTATTTTTAAGTAACTTAATCATATTTTAAATTAATAAAATATTTTATTTATAATTCAAAAATATTAATATTTTTATCGTATAGATTTTTAATATTAAATAAATTTCTGTAAAAATATCTATCATATATTCGTGGTGTTTCAATAAATACTATTAAATTTACAGTTCTTAAAGAATCAAATAACTTATAATTATTGTGTACCTTATTAATATCTAAATTATTAATAAGAAGTATTCTGGATTCATTATTAATCATTTTTTCTTCATTATCTAATGTAGTAACTGGATAATCTTTATCTATTAATTTCTGATATATATCATTTTGTAATTCTGGCATAATTACAAAGAAAGCTCTATAAATATTTAAATTTTCATAAATATTATCAATATTTTTAATAATATTATTAATTAAGTTTTCATTTTTAAAACTATTAACCATATTTATTTAAAATTAAAATATTATATATATATAAATTTTTTTAAATTTAAATGAGTTCTGATATAAAATATCCTATATATATTTATAATACTGCTTATTTTTTAAATAAAAAAGAAGAAATAAAAAATAAAACAGATAATGATTTAAAAAAAATTTTAGGAGAACTTTATACGAAGCATTCATGTTTTAATAATACTGTTACACAAAGAAGAACAGTATACTCAAAATATAAATATAAAAAGAACTCATATAATAGATATAATTTTAAAGAAACAAGCGAAGTAAATAGATTAAAAAGAAAAACTGATATTCAGATAATACTTGGTTATTTAAATAAAATAAGTCATTCAACTTATAAAGGATTATCTGAAAAAATTATCTTAAATATTTCAGATGATAATTATATTAAAATAATTAATAAATTATTTGAGATTGCCTATAAACAAACTACATATTATAAATTATATATAAATTTATTTCAAGAAATTATTAATATTGATAATAAAAAATTAGTTAAAAATATAAATAATTATATTATTTCTCAAATTAATGATATTATCTCAAATAAAAATGATGATTTAATATTAATTAATAAACATATTGATAAAGTCAAATTAGAATATAATGATTTTTGTGATATAAATAAAAATGCAAAGTTTCTTAAAGGTAAAATTTATATTATTTCTAATTTAATAAAAAATGAAATTGTTGATATTAATAAAGAATATTTAATTGGTACTATATTTAAATATAAAAATTATGATAATGAAATATTTTTAGAACTCTTACATATACTCAATAATATTTTTAAATTAGATTATGAAAAAATAAAAGTATTACAAGAATATGTTGATACTGCTAATTTTAAAGGTAAAATGATGTTAAAGTTTAAATTAAAAGATATTATTGATAATAAAACAATTAAATCTTTTTAGATAATAAAAATTTGAATTATTTTTATTTATTATAAATTAAATATTTATAATAAAATCAACAATGGCGACATCTCAGAAAACAGACTTAAAACCTGCTATTCTTAAAGAACTTACTAAACTTGCAAATGATAAAAAAGCAAAAAAAGAAACATTTCGTTATCGTGCTTATGTGAAAGCAATACAAGCAATTAAAGAACATGAAGGAGAAATAACATCTATTGATGATTTAGATAAAGTATCTGGATTAGCAAAAGGAAGTATTAGAACAAAAATAGAAGAGTTTATTAAAACTGGTGAAATAGAACAGGTTAAAGCTATACCGGAAGATAGTAAAATTATAGAAGCTCTATCAAATATATATGGGGTTGGTCCAAGTAAGGCAAATGATTTAGTTAATAAACACAAAATATCATCAATTGATGATTTAAAACAAAAAATAGAAAAAAATGAAACCCTTTTAAATGATAAACAAAAAATAGGATTAAAGTATTATG